AGATCGTGGTCAACATGATGTTCAACATGGGTAGAACACGTTTGTCTAAGTTTAAGAAATTCAACGCTGCACTCGATGCAGGCGACTGGAAAGAAGCCGCAGTTGAGGGACGCGACTCACGATGGCACAAACAGGTGACAAATCGCGCTGAACGACTAATGGTTAGGTTGGAGAACGTGTAATGGTACAGACTGAACTTTTTAAATCAAAAATAAATACATCAGAACCCCCCTACAACGGAATGTTTTGGTGTTATATTAGATGCGAATTTTTTCCGTGGGGTGAGTTTATCTCTTTTTACAAAGAAAAACGATTATAAATTTGTGGTTGTTATAAATACCCAATAACATTTGTATTGGGGAAGTATAATGAGAAAAAAAACCGTAGATAAAGCACTAGAAGCAGCAGATACCAATGGAGATGGCCACATCTCTATGGATGAGTTGGAAGCGCATATGAACCTAGAGTTCAAACGCAAAGAACTCGAAGATGCTGATGCACAGCGCGATGCCATTCGTAAGATGGCATGGTTCTCGTTGGGTGGTCTTTTGTTGTATCCGTTCGGTATCTTTATGACATCGTTATTTGGATTAGAAGGTGCTGCAAGTTTAATTGCTGATATCGCACCCACATACTTTGCATCTATTGCCGTATTAGTCTCTGCATTCTTTGCAGCTGATGCGGTAGGGAACAAGAAAAAGGATTAAATCGTGGCACAGTGGAATAAAAATAGTCAGAGTTACCTAACAAACGGTACCACACTGTTTGAAGCAGTAATGATTGCTGATAAAGATGGTAACATTCTCAACACTGCGGGTTCAGCCTCAAACATTCCCATTGCCAACGGTGGAGTGACTGGTTATTCTCACATCAATAAATTTGGTTATCGTTCAACCCTCGCTACCAGTGGGTTCGAAACTATATGGGACGGGGCTGCATCAAACTATACATACCAAACCGTTGGTACTGCAACAGCAACATCTGACGCAGCTCTATCGGCCGATGATACTAAAGAAGTCAACATTCAAGGTTTGGATGAAAACTACAATGAAGTCAGTGAAACAATTACAATTGGTGGTGGTGCATCAACGGCACAATTCTCACGAGTTTTTCGTGCAATAATGGTATCAGACAATAACGACGGTAACGTTACAATAACCACGACTGGTACTGTTGCATATATCCAAGCAGATGCGGCCCAGACTCTTATGGCAGTTTACACCATTCCCGCAGGCAAAACTGGTTACCTACTTAAACTCCACGGTAATGTGGACAAAAATCAAGATGCTATCTTTAGATTAGTCTCTCGTGACTTTGGTACCACCGTGTTCAATGTCAAAGGGCAGTTTGGTGTCTTTGCCAATAGTTTCGACTACGACTATCCCGTTCCCTTAGTTTTCTCAGAAAAAACTGATATAGAAGTAAGAGCAGATGCCGGTAACTCTATGGGTGGTGGTGCACTCTTCGATATTATCTTAGTTAACAACTAATTCTTACTCATAAAAGTATCATAGTATAAAAACCTAATCGTTATAAATAATCATACGAAATATGAGGATTGAACGATGCAGTATTTACTACTGCTTCTTTTTGTAATATGCCCATTTGTATATGCAGAAGAAGCGCCAATTGATGAAGATTTGATCAGAACAGATTCAACAACACGAAGTACTGTTGATTCTACAACTAAATCAGAAACAACATTAAAATCCCCCCCAGCGTCAGCTATTACGCCAACTATTAACACGTCCAATTCGGACTTGTGTACGTTTGGTGTTGCGGGGGCAATACAAACACAAATTCTAGGCATTTCGACGGGAACGCAAGTTACCGATGAGAACTGTGAACGGCTCAAACTGTCCAAAACCTTGTACGATATGGGCATGAAGGTTGCGGCAGTTTCTACGATGTGTCAAGATCCGCGAGTCTTTGATGCGATGATGATGGCAGGTACGCCTTGTCCCTACGACGGTTTGATTGGTGATGAAGCTAAAGCTGCGTGGGTCACCAACGAAAATGAAATGCCGCAAAATAAACAATCGGAGGGAATGCGTGATTCGACTAAAACATTGCTTGGTAGCAGTGCTGTCGCTGGTATGCTCTTGCTACTCTTACTCTAGCGAAACAGACATAGTATATGGTCAGACCAATAATGCTGCTTCTGCGGGGCTAAATTGGGTAATGCGTAATGTATTGCCTAGTCAAGCAGGGTTATTAGTGTCCGGCGTTTACTATACGTATACAACACAAAAAGATCCTGAATCGGATATGTTAGTTCATGTGCAGAACGAAAACGCTCGCGGAACTGGATATATTTTTCGTGAGACAGATGATTGGTCTGGACTTTCCGGAAACACAATCAGCAAATCTTTAGATATTGCGCCAATCGATATTTCGTATTGGGGTAGAGGATCGATAGAGGTAGAGGGAGAAGGAACGGTAACAGATGCGAGTGTCATTTATGGATATCAATTTGATCCGTGTTTTGACCCACAAAGTAATCCTAACTGTCCAGGCTATCAAGATCCGTTTGTAATAGAATTAACGGAAGTGGAAGTTGTAGACCCTCTTGATGACAATTTGGTTCAAGATGAATTGGACAGAAAATCAAATTTAAAATCTCAAGAGGAAGATGAAAAAGAACGATCTCGAAAAGAGAAACTAGAAAAATTAGAAAAAGTAGATAAACAATTAGAAGATTTGGAAGTGTTATTGGGTACAATAAACACAACAGAGTTAAAAGCAATGGCAGTATTGCGTCACACTCAGTTGCAAAACCTAGCAACAATTCCAACATCTTATTACGGCTCTATAGATGGTGGTACATATCCAGAAGCACTTGTGCTTAAAGATGGAAAATTGCCATCTAATCGTAGGGGATTGAGACAGGGGATGGCGCAACAGTTGTTGCATCAAGAACTGGTCAATTTACAATATGCCAAGTAGTAAACCAACCAAAAAAGGGAGAACATATAATGTTCAATAAAACTCTTTTATCATGTGTATTATTGACCTTTTGTGCTAGTGCATTTGCAGTAGACGTTCCAGTGACAGGTTCAGTGGAAAGTCGATGTGTAGTGACGCAAGACACGGTGGGAGTTTACGGAAACCCAGCACCAGAAACGCTGACAACTGCGCCAGCTTCTGGTGGTGTGCATCCCGTAGTACGGTATGACGTGATACAGGCTAGTTATTACATGGCTCGCATCACTCATCCCGAATCCTTTTCCGATAGTCCAGTGTTGACTGACACTGTTACTTGGGCTGGTAGCACGTCTACCGATCAAGTTTCAGATGCCAACATGTCTGCTTATGATACTAACAAAGTAGAATACGATAACGTAACCGAAGTCGATTTGACAGTTGCGGGTTCAACTTGGTTTAAAGTTGAATCTTCTGCAGACTACGGTGTAGACAAAGCATTTCCTGGCGGAACATATCAGGCACTTGTAGTGGCTGAATGTATTGCTATCTAATGTTTATTCGTTATTTTATGATACTAATGATGCTTGGGGGAAGTGGGGCCGTTTGGTCCCACGACTTCACGCCAACATATCCAAAATTAGAGCAATCTTATATTGAGGGTGTGTTAAAGGCGAGTATGAAGTTATTCAACAAGCGTAAAGATGTTAGATATTATGAAGTCAGCGTGTACGATAATGAGTGGAATAAAATTCCGTTCGCTATGCTGGGAGAAAAGGTAATGAATTTAGAGTATCTCGAAACGAAATATTTCGATGTCTTTATTCAAGAAAAATCAAGGAATAAAGCAACTTATATTTGTACAAAAACAAAGTTGCTAGTGACTGATAAAACTAAAGCTATGTTGGATTCGAGGATATGCTCGAAGATAAAGTAAATGAAAATATTATTGATCATATTATTGTTGTTATGGGTGGAGGATGCAAATGCAGAGTCAAGTTCGCTGAACTTAGCACTGCCTTCGCAGCCAGGTTCATACGCATCGGACAAGGTTCGGGTTAATAACTTCGAATGTCAGAACGCTATAGGTGGTGCAACCAACTTAGAGTTCGGCGTCGTGGGAATACTCAATCAGAACGGCCCGTATGACAATTTTTATGGTTCGAACAATTACTCGGTAGTTCCCGACGGATACAATCCTGATGGGCTAATTAGAGATGTTGGTGTCTATGCTAAGATTACGATTCCGCTAGACAAACCAAAAGAAAGAATGAACTGCAACACCCTGTACAAACTTGAGTTGGAACGAAGAAGACTAGAGATACAAAAGTTACAACAAGAGGTCGCAAACCTGAAAGCATTACAGTTTGTCGATGACTAGGAGTTGAAATGGCAGAAGTAGAATTTGGAGGCATGACCTTCAAGGGTGGAAAGATGATGGTTCTTCTCACTGCGTTATCTACCTTGGGTGGAGCAACGTGGGGGGCTTTTGAGTTTTATAAAGATTATATGGATATGAAAGAGATTATCCAAAATATCGATACAGACGCAATCGCAGCGAGAAACAACGTTATTGAAACCAAACTCGACGAAGCAATAGACTACTCCCGTAGCATCAAGAACGATTTGCGAGACGATTTTAACCGTATGGAAAAAAACGTCGACAGAATAGAAGACCAAAATCGGGAAATGGAAGATAAAGTCAGAGATATGATCGACAACGCTCAAGAACGTTTCGATAATCGTAGGGAGAGTTTGCAGACGGATACTGAGTTAAAAATTAAAGCGGTCGAAGATCGTCTCAATTCTAGAATTCAGGGTGTGTTAGATAATCCTCTTGCTGACTAAAACAGGGGAGTACTATGATGCGTGTTAAAGTAACATTTAGCAATGGCACATCAATGTATGGGGAATTGCCAAAGGATGACTATGTTCTAAATTTGAGACCAGAGCAAGTATTGCCTTGGATTATGAATGACGAACGGAAATTCATACCTTTCATTCAACCTAATGGTCTGGAAGTTCAATTGAATAAGCAGAACGTTGCATTGATTGTGCGGGAAGGAGAAGATTAACCACGGAGGATTAGATATGAAAATCTATGAAACGGTGGAGTGTCAATATAAATTGCGATTTTATTTGTATTGTTCAGTTGGATTGAACATTGGATTTATTGTCGGAATTTTGTTTGGAACATAATCGAATCTTGACCACCACAGGGGGCTTCGGCCCCCTTTTTTTATGCGTATCTTGGACGGCAACCTTGAGTGCCACGCATAGAGGGAATGTCAAAGGGACAAGGTGTCTCGTAAATCGTAAGAGGTTCAGCAAGAACTTCATCGCACTTTAGCACATCTTTTGCGTATGTCAATCCCTGTTCTTCATCCACTTTCATGAATACTTCACACTGCAAACGCAGATCTATTTGACCGTTTAGACTTTCAAGATATCGTTTCTTTTTTGGAGAGTTGAGTGGTCTCATACGAAAATCACAGTATGATTCTTGGCGTTCAAGACAGGCATCAACCTTCCGCTCTATGTGTTCAGAGTAGAGTATCCCGCCGGGAATTAAAAGTAAAAATACTAAGACAGCGCCCATAAAAATTCCAAACAAAACTATGTATAAAAATGAGTTTTAATTATACATTACTTTTGTTAAGATAAAGTAAAGATAGAGTTAAGTTTTGTATAAATAATATTAGGAGGAAAGAACTATGAACAAACTTTTACTCGTCACAATCACCTCAGTCTGGTAATTATAAATACTCCTAGAATTCATCTGGGAGTATAAATCGGTGACAGAAAAACAAAAAAAATATTTAAGTGAAGATATTAAGCTAGCCCACGACCGATCGAAAAACTCCAATTCGTCGGAGTACAGTGATCATATTAAATCTTTGACGGAGTTGAATTGGGACGGTAACGAAACTCGTGGCCGTGAAGGTGAAGATATAACAAAATAAATTGACATTGTGTAATCTTTGTGGTATAATAGTTTAAATTATTTCACAGAGGTCTAAATTTATGAACAAAAAGTCAAAAGTTTTTAGTACATTACACCCCAGTGGCCTTAATAGAAAACAAAGAAGGCAGGCGGCAAAGTTTTCTACTATGCAAACTCGTTCTCGACGCATTAGTCAGGCCAGACTAATGGAATTCTATCGCAGAAACGGTTTCGAAAAACCGAAGGACGTTGCGATTGAAGTAATTTCCGATAATGTCGAGGAGGTGACGGATGCTGAAACTTTATAAACACACGTCAGAGACTATGGACCAGACAGACCTTAAACCAAAATCCAAACATTCACTGAAGATTTTGAGTCAAAAAGATTTTGAGTCAAATATATCTAAAATTTTGTTGGACTTAGCTCCTATTAGCATGTTGGATGCTATCATCTATTATGCTGAAAAAAATGAAATGGAAATCGAAACGGTTGCCTCTCTAGTGACAGCTAAAATGAAGTTGCGTCTTGAAAAAGATGCAATTCAAGATCGTACTGTGATCAGTAATTCTTCTAGGTTGCCAATAGGAGATAAGTAATGTTCATGGATGCTTTAAATACATACAAAGTATACCTTGCATTAAAAAATCATTTCACCTCAGACACATATGATTATTTCAAATATCGAACCGTAAAATTAAACAGTGGAACTTTCGAACGCCGAAAAGACAAATACTTTTTTGTAAAACTCGGTAAGAATCGAGGGAATTGTTTGGAAGATTTTTTGGTGGCCAACTTTGTGATTAATCCTAAAGTTTGGGTTGGTGAATTGGTATCTGACCAGTGTGATTTGATATATAAAAGTTGGCAAAAGAAACAACAATCTATGTCATACATCTTCGAGAATGAAATTCAATTTATGGAAGATATTTCGGAGAAGTCATTGAACGGATTGTTCGAAGTAAATTCTGGCGAACATCCAGAAATTATTAGAATGTACCTACAAAAAGATATTAGCTTAGAAACACTAATTATTCTCAATGAGGTATTGACATTTATGCCGGCCTATGATAAGATACTATCTGATCCGTTATATAACGAGGTCAGTAGATTGTGTAAGAAGTATCGTCCGTTTGTGAAAATCGACACAAACAATTACCGATCTATAGTAAAGAATGTGGTTGGTGTTTAACGACATTGACTATATACTTTTATATTATGAATAAAGTGGATAAATTAAAATACAAAAACATACGATAAAATACGAGGTAATAAAATGGCTACAAACTTTGCAGAACTAAAACGAACTGGTAAAAAAGACCTGAAAAAACTTACTGAAGAAGTGTCGAAACTCGGCGGCGGTAACTCGGAAAAGAAGAGTTACGAAGATCTTCGGTTTTGGCGTCCTCAAGTCGATAAAGCTGGTAACGGGTATGCTGTAATTCGATTTTTACCATCTCCTGCGGGTGAAGATATGCCTTGGGTCCAACTCTGGTCTCATGCATTCCAAGGCCCTATGGGTAAGTGGTATATCGAAAACTCTTTGACAACAATCAATCAAAGTGATCCTGTGTCGGAACACAATTCCAAACTTTGGAATAGTGGCATTGAATCTGATAAAGACACCGCACGTAAACAAAAGCGAAAGCTATCTTACATTGCGAATGTCTATATTGTTAAGGATCCAGCAAACCCCCAAAACGAAGGCGAAGTTAAACTTTATAAGTTTGGTAAAAAAATCTTTGACAAGATTAATGATATGATGAACCCAGAGTTTGAGGATGAAGCCGCAGTCAACCCATTCGATTTATGGGAAGGTGCAAACTTTAAACTTAAAATTCGTAAGGTTGAAGGGTATCAGAACTATGATAAGTCAGAATTCGATTCACCTGCAGCATTATCCGATGATGATGACGATCTAGAAAGAATCTGGAACTCTGAATTCGCACTTACAGAATTCATTAGCCCAGATAACTTTAAGACATATGCTGAGTTGGAATCGCGTTTAAACATGGTC